TGATTGAATCAGCTGCTGCTGGTACTGAAATTTGGAGTGCTGTAAATAACAGATCTATTATTGATAATGGAACAGGAAATAGTGGTACTATTACTGATCTTGGATTTTATAATAGTCAAGGACAGTGGTTCCAAACTTTAGGTACTAAAATCCAAAAATTAAGTAATGCTATTCACCAAAGAACACTTAGAGGTGGTGCTAACTTCCTAGTATGTTCTCCAACTGTAGCCACAATTCTTGAATCAATCCCGGGATTTGCTGCTGATAATAATGGTGATGCTGCACAAATGACTTATGCATTTGGTGTACAAAGAGTAGGTGCTCTTAATGGTAGATATAAGGTTTACAAAAACCCATATATGACCGAAAACACTATTCTTTTAGGCTTCCGTGGTACACAATTCTTGGAAACAGGTGCTGTATTTGCTCCTTACATTCCATTAATTATGACTCCTCTAGTATACGATCCAGAAACATTTACTCCACGTAAAGGTCTCTTAACTCGTTATGCTAAGAAGATTGTCCGTCCGGAATTTTATGCTAAAGTATTATGTGATGGTTTAAATACCCTCTAATATTTTTTAATTGCCGAAAGGCACCCCTTTTTTTTGTATTTATAAGTGTAATTATTTTATTAACCTTTTAAAATTTCTTTTATGTCCGAAGTGTTAATTTCACAAAAAAGAAGACCAAAAAATCCTATTAAATTTAAAATCCAATTAAACGAAGAACAGAAAAAAGCAAAAGAAATAATATTAAACAATACACTTACACTCCTAGCGGGGTCAGCGGGCTCAGGAAAAACTTTTTTAGCTTGCCAAGTAGCCTTAGATGGTTTGTTTTCGCGTAAATATGAAAGAGTTATAATTACAAGACCTACAGTTTCTAAAGAGGATATAGGTTTTTTACCAGGTGCCCTAAGAGAAAAAATGGATCCTTGGTTACAACCCATATATGAAAATATGTATACTTTATATGATAAAGATAAAATCCAAAAATGTTTAGCAGATGATATCATAAAAATAGTTCCCCTAAGTTTTATGAGGGGTAATACTTTTATGAATTCTGTAGTAATAGTGGATGAAGCCCAAAATGTAACTCATACACAAATGGAAATGGTAGTAACTAGAATAGGTCTTAATTCAAAAATGATGGTTTGTGGGGATAAAAAACAAATAGATTTAAAAAGAAAAATGGATTCAGGATTTAATTTTTTATATAAAGCTAGTACTCAAATTAAGGGTTTAGCATCTGTTGAATTAACTACTAATCACAGAAGTCCCATAGTAGAAGATCTAGTAGATTTTTATACTGATGCTCATAAAAATGGACTATTAAAGAGTTAATATTTATAAATAAAACATGGCTAATATACCCATATATCCTGGCAGTTCATCATTTTTTCCAGGTGATACTCCTTTTGGATTTTATGATAATGATTCCGAATTTCAAACTGATGCTGATAAGGTAACTACTTTTTGCTCCAGAAGGTTAGGGTATCCTATAGTGGATGTAGAATTACAAGAAATAAATTTTTATGCTGCATTTGAGGAAGCTGTAACTACTTATGGAAATGAAATTTACGCCTATAAAGTAAGACAAGATTATCTAACATTAGAGGGAGGACCTACTGGATCAAATCTTAATAATACTTTAATTACGCCAAACATGGGTACCATAGTTAGACTATCTAAACAATATGGAGAAGAAGCTGGAACTGGCGGTAATGTAACGTGGAGAACAGGCTCATTAGCATTAGAAAAAAATGTACAAAAATATGATTTAAATGCCTGGGCTGATGAAAGTGGTTCTTTAGGCCCCATGGATTCTATTGAAATCAAAAGAATATTTTACTATCCAGATCCTGCTGTAGTAAGGTATTTTGATCCCTATGCATCATCAGGAATGGGTTTTAATAGTATGATGGATAGTTTTGGATTTGGAAGTTTTTCTCCATCTATTAATTTTATGTTAATGCCATTAAACTTTGATTTACAAAGATTACAGGCTATAGAGATGAATGACCAAGTTAGAAAATCTAATTATTCATTTGAATTAATAAATAATCAATTGAAAATATTTCCTATACCTAGTGCAGATGGAGAAAAATTATATTTTGAGTATATAAAAACACAAGATAGATACTCCTCTTCTTTTAATAATAACTATGGAGGAGTAACTAATGTATCAAATGTGCCATATACTAATCCCTCATATCAATTAATTAATTCAGTAGGTAGAAGTTGGATTTTTGAATATACATTGGCATTATGTAAAGAAATGTTGGGGTATGTAAGAGGGAAATATTCCACTGTTCCAATACCTGACTCCGAAGTCACTTTAAATCAATCTGATTTAATATCTGCAGCTACAGCAGAAAAAAATGCATTAATTGAAAGACTTAGAGGGTATTTAGAGGAAACGTCCAGGGAAAAATTATTAGAAAGAAGGGCTCAGGAGGCTGAATTTAAACAAACTGAATTAGCCTCTGCACCTTATACAATTTATGTAGGATAATGGCTTTATTTGGATCACAAAGAGATGTATCCCTAATTAGAAAATTAAATAGGGAGTTAATGGGTAATATTATAACCCAACAGGCATCTTTCTATAGTCATAGACTTGAAGAAACAAAAGTTAATATGTATGGGGAAGCTGCAGAAGGTTATTTTTTTGAAGGTCCTTATTTATTTAATTGTTTAATACAAAGAACTCCCCAATCATTCCAGGAAGCGGATATGATTTTAGAAACACAATATGAAGTAACTTTTAGGTTTCTTAGGGATGATTTAGTGGATGCTAATGTGGTACCTAAAACTGGAGATTATATTTTATATGAAGATAATTACCATATTATAAATGACACCTATTCTAATCAATATTTTGTAGGTAAAAATCCTGATTATCCTAATGAAATTAATCCCCTAAATCCAGGTTTAGATAATTTTGGAAATAATTTATCTATAATTTGTATTACCAATATTGCACCAGGTGATAGATTAGGTATAACCCAAGAAAGATATCAACAGTAATGGCTAAACAATACAAAAAACCTACCCCGCCACGTCAAAGGGAACTATCTAAAAGACTTCAAACTCCTTTTAAGGATAGTGAAGGAATGTTTAATAGAGGAAATCCTAATGATGCTGGTTATGATAATCTAAATAGGGGAAATCAGGTATCATTTAAGGGAGATGATGTATTACCATTTTCTATAGGTATTAAGGATGTAGATGAGGCTATACTTTTCTATATGAAAAATATTATAAAACCTACTGTAATTCAAAATGGTACTAAATTGGAAGTTCCCGTATTGTATGGAGATTCGGAAAGATGGAACCAAATTCAGAAATTAGGATACATTAGGGATGGTAATGATAAGCCCATGTTACCTTTAATGTTATTTAAACGTACTAATTTAACTAAAGAAAGGTTTACATCAAAAATAGATGCTAATAGTCCTAATAATATTCAAGTTTTTACTAAAACTTATAATAAAAAAAATGCTTATAGTAATTTTGATGTATTAAATAGAAATTTTCCCCAAAAACAACATTATGTAACAGTTATACCAGATTACGTAACATTAAATTATGACGTTATAATTTCTACTTATTTCGTAGAACAAAATAATAAGATTATAGAAGCTATGAATTATGCTTCTGATGCATATTGGGGAGACCCAGAAAGGTTTAAGTTTAGGGCAAGAATAGATAGCTTTGCTACTAATACTGATGTACCATTAGGAGCAGAAAGAATAGTAAAAACTTCTTTTTCTATTAAATTATATGGTTATATAATACCCGATACTTTTTTGAGAGATATAAATGCAGCAAAGAAATTTAATGAAAAAACCCAAATTATAATAACCACTGAAACCGAAATACCTAGGGATAACACTAGGGACATTAATGAACGTATTTATAACAAAAAACTATAATAAATGGCTAAAAAGTTAATATCGGCTAGTATAGCCACTGCACAAACTATTGAAGCTGGTCATGTATCACAATCTATTAAAGCTCTTACTGGTACAGAAGCCTATGATATTACTATTTCTGGATCTCTTGAAATAACTGGGTCTACAGATATTAATGGAGTTTTATCTATACCTGGATTTTCAAATGTATCTGCTTCCTTAGCTACATCTTTTGATGGTTTTCCTTTTACAGGTTCGGCCGGTTTATTAGGAACTTTAAATGTTAATGGTCCTGCTGGTCACATAACCGCATCTGGTAATATAAGTGGTAGTGGTGAAATTAAAGCTAGTAAACTTTTCATAGATGAAAAAGCAGCTATAGACACTTATGTAAGTAGTTTAACCGAATTAACTCTTAATCCTGATGCCACATGGGATGCTATACGACTACATCGAGATGGTAGTCCTAAACCTATTAATTTAAATGGTGCCGTAACAGCATCAGCTAATGTCTCTGTAACCGGTAATGTAAGTGCAAGTAATACTGTATTTGGTGTAACAGGATCATTTAATCAAATTAGTAGTAACCCAGCTAATCCTAAAACTAATATAACAATGGGCAATTCCAATATAGAGATTGGAAATACATCCACCGCAGCTAGCCTAGGAAGTACATCTTTTCCTTTTCTTACTAATGCTGGTTCAACTAATTTTCAAGGAATTATAGCAGCTGCCAATTATCTAGTAGGTAGTGGATCATTAGGGTTATTAGGTACTGTACCTACTACCTCTACAATACGTATGGGAGGACCAGCATTGTTTGGTGATCCTTTTACTGTAGATTTATTTGTAAATGGAAATGTCACATCATCCGCTAACATAAGTGCAAGTGGTGATATAGTA